CATGCACTTCGTTATGCGCCAGGGCATAGGCCACCAGCTGTAGTTTGTAATCGTCGATCCACTCTTCGCGTTTGGGTTTGTTGGTCTGCTTGTAGTCCAAGATGGATTCTTCACCCAGGTGTATGCCACAGCCATCTGTGGTTCCAGCATACAGGCCAGGAAAATACAAAGGCACTTCCACACCCCAGAATTCTTCAACATTTTTAAGTCCTTGATCGATCACGGTCATGGCCATGGCATGGCTGGCCCAGGCATAGGGATTGGTACCAGCTGGCTTTATCTCGCCGGTCTTGACATAGTGCTCCAGGTAGGTGTGCATCCTGGTGCCGCGATTGGCTGCTTCTGTGGTAATGGCCTGGGCACGCTCGGTGCCCACACGTTTTTTCCACTCGTTCAAGGCTCTACGGCTTTCTTCGGGCTTGGTACGATCTAAGATCGTTGTAACACTGGGCAATCTTTGGCCATCAGGTGTGGCATAGAGTCGGCGACCATCTTCGGTTGCGCGATGCAACGGCTGGTAATCAAATCGGTGATTGATCAAATTCTAAAACTTTCTCCGCAACCACAACGGTCGCGTTCATTGGGGTTGATGAAATCAAATCCTTCGTTGAGTCCTTTCTTGACCCAGGCCATGGTCATGCCTTCGAGGTAAGGGCGATGTTTAGGATCTATGTACACACGTACACCGTTGACGTCATAGTGTGCCATACAGTGTTCCCTACCTTGCTCGGTATCTACATATTCCAAGGTGTAAGCCAATCCCGAACACCCTGTGGTGCGCACACCAATCTTTATGCCTATACCGCGACCACGACGTGCGATGTTGTCTTTGACCCGGCAGGCTGCTTCATCAGTCAGTGACAGCATGTTTTTTACGATAATCTTCTATGGCGGCTTTAATAGCATCTTCGGCCAAGATCGAACAGTGTATCTTGACCGGTGGAAGTGCTAACTCTTGGGCGATTTGAGTGTTTCGGATTGTTGCGGCTTGGTCGAGGGTTTTTCCTTTGACCCATTCGGTGACAAGGCTTGAGCTTGCGATCGCCGAGCCGCAGCCATACGTTTTAAAGCGAGCGTCTGTAATAATACCTGTATCATCATCTACCTTTATTTGCAATTTCATCACATCACCGCAGGCAGGAGCACCGACCATGCCGGTGCCCACTTGCGTGTCTGCCTTGTCAAATGATCCTACGTTGCGGGGATGCTCGTAGTGATCTAATACTTTTTCACTATAAGCCATGTTGGGTACCTCCTACTGTTGTACTTATATTAGATTGCCACTGACTGATATCCTGATGCCATCCGTTGTGGTAAAAGGATTTACCTGATGTACCAGTTTGCCAGGAAACATGATCATCTTGCCACGCCAGTCTTGATCTACTGGCAAGGTATAGGTACAGACCTTGCCCAAGATCGTGGTGTATTTGAATTCGAAACAACTGTGCCTCTGTCCGCGAGCATCTGGATACACCGCCAATTCTTCTTTGAGATCGTAGGGTATCTGCACCCAGATCACGAAACTGAGATCACCATCATGATCATGAGATGGATTGTATTCATGCCGCTTTTGGAAGTTGGCCCAAACGCTGTCTAACTCAAAGGGTTTTGGCCGTGTCACGGTGCTGGCCGAAGTATATTGAGCAGCCACTTGCTGAATGAATTCACGGAACTCGGGTGATGGATCAAAACTGTATTGATCTTGAATATGCCCCACGAGATGATCGTTCCAGGGTTTGTATTGATCAGGGTTGGCTTGGATGTCTGCGCACACCTTGTCAAGATAGGACAGAGCCACCGGAGGGATGTCGAACATTATGAAGCCAAGATTGGGCAGTTGGTGATGTTTTATTTCGATCTGCATGTGTCAAGTATAGACTATGCCAGGATCAAGGTCAATCTAAATGGCTCGTTTGGTTGCTCGTTTGGCCATGCTGTCCACGGTTTGGCGTGCTTGGTCAACGGACATTTCGGGAGGGGTCTGTTCTGCGCCCTGGAACACCACAGTGGCAGTGTCAGGATCATCGCCTTCGACATCGTTGATAAAAGCATTGAGTGGTGGTCGTTGGCTCATCTGCTTGAGCAAGCCGGGCGTAAGGCTGATCCTCTGGCCCTGTGCCAAATTGGCAAAGGTGCGATAGCTGATTATTTTTTTCTGACTATCAGTATCTTGAATGCGGCCAAGCAAAAACTGGCTGATGGCAGCCAGTTTCTCTTCATCGGGATTTGCAGCTACTTCTCGGATGATCATCTGCGTTCACGGCCCAGACTGGTCGCTGGTGTTTCTTCTTCGGGCTCTTCAGCGGGCAAGTTAGCATCCAAGGACAGATCAGCATCTACTTCTCCGCCTGCTGGCTCAGCGGCGGGCTGTGCTGGTGCCATGCTTTGATCTGCGCCGGGTACCTGCGGAGCCTGGCCTGTGAGCACACCTTGTGCTGATTCCAGTTCGGTCTTGCCTGCTTGCACAGCTGCCAGCAAGTTAGTCAGTGCCGCCGCTGCCTGGCTTTGGAACTGCGATGCTTGTTCCACGCCCATGTCATTTTTTATAGAATCTGTCAAAGCAGGGAGATCCTTGAACTGCATCTCAGAAATGTCCTCCATCATGCCCTGCACTCGATCGATCATGTCTTGGCTGGCCAACACTACCTGTGCTTGTTGTAGTTCGCTGGCTTCACGGAGACGGCGACTACGCTTTTTATTGTTCTCTGCCATCATGGTAGGATTGTTCATGGCACGCTGGAGTTCGGAGATCTCGCGCTGTTTTTCTTTGATCTGATCCTGGATTTCGCGCTTTTTCTGGGCCACTTGGGCTGTCTGCAAGGCAGCCTGTTTGGCCACATCGCCTATGCCAGCTGCAGATGCAGGTGCTTGTTCGATAACGTTTTTCAATGCCTGTTCTACCATGATCAAGCGCAGATAATCAGGATTGCGTTCAGCAAAATGACGGCTCACGCTGCCACGCCACTCGCGTAACAATCCTGTGGTACGATTCAACAATGCTTGTGCTTGTTCCGTGCTCAAACGATTGAAGTCCATGCGGTCGCCCATGTGGCTGCGCAGGGTTTTAGCGATATGGTCTGTTGGACGACGTGCGTCCAGATCTTGCAGTTTCATTGTTGAATCCTCGTATTTGTAGATATTTAGCCTGATTTACGCAAATTTCCAGCCGCTTGGACAGCGACTTCAAGCGGAGTTGGCGGGTATAAATTTTCATGTTCACTGCTTCTTTGTGATCGCGATCTCGTATTTTCTTTTGCAATGAAGATCTCACGAAAATGTCGCTCTGGGTCAAACGGCATTGTTGATCTAGCGCGATAATGTCAGTGCTCAAACGTGTCTGGTGATATTTGTCGGCAATGCACCAACTCAAAGCAGATTTCAGCGAAGTCATCACAGATATTTCAATGCCTCGTCGGCTCACATTCCAAAGTCCTTGTGTAGGCTGGATGCTGTATATTTCAAAAACGTTGTAACCCGGACCATCGGGCAAAATGGCATTTTTAGCCAATTGTTCAATGTCCATGGCCACCATGTCTTTCAGGCGGTCTAAGATCTGTTCGTTCATTTGATTACGTATATAGCCAAAAGGTAACCAAGTGTGCCTACCAGCACAGTGATGAATCCCATGCCCCAGGCTATGATCTGATCGGTGCGTTTTTCCGCCATGGCCTGTACCATGTCATGGACCTCTCGTATCACGTTGTTTAGATCCTGTATTTTTCCTTCCACAGTCTCCAGTTTGTTTTCCAAGAAACGATAGCGTTCTGCACACAATTCTACGTGTGCTTCCAGGCTCTTTTTTTCGATTTCGGTAGTTTCGGACATGGTATATTTATGGATCAACCACGGTAAAAAATACATTGCTCCCTGGGGCAAGGCATGGGGATGATCCAGCAGTTTCATCCAGGCCTACTATCATGGGAACATCCTGGCAATCTTCGGCCAACTGTCCCAGAGGACCTGCGATGTTGGCCACGCTGCCTGGTGTGGGCACGTCGAACTCAAATGACCAAGAATCCTGATCGCGCTGTGGGGTTGAAATGTTTTCCGGCAATGTTCGCAGACTGATGATCTGCATCAAGGTCTCCCAGTTCCGTTGTTGATTGCGGCTCCGAGTCCATTGCGCTTCATCGCGGATCATAGCACCGGCTTGGTCTAAGAAAGGAAACTTGGTGCGGTTCATGTTATGCCGCACACCAGTCTTGGTGATATCAAAAGTGGTACTGCATCTTACTCGCATGTCAGACCTCTCTGACTTTGCAGTTCAGTGCAATGACCAAGCGATCTTGTGTGCCACGATAAGTCAGTGCTGAATGTGGTACCCAGCTGGGGAATATCACCATCATGCCGGGTTCTGCGATGAAATCAGTGCTGGTGCTGTTCTGCATCCAGGCCGTGCCGGGATCTACATACATGCAATGATTAGGGTTGTAGAATCTATTGACCCCATTTTTATCCCCAGCCTTCATGTCGCCAATGTCAAGATAATAGATAGCAGACCACGAACTGTCTGGATGGGCATGTAAGTCATGGTAACCACCGTCTCGGGTGATATGGCACCAGGATTCGTGTATGTCAACATCCAAATTCAAACCCGTGGGCCAAAATGCTTGATTGGCATGCGTGATGGCTTGAGAAAAACACTGCCGAACCCAGGTAGCAAAGGCCTGAACCGCGGGCGAGTCATCCTGCACAAAATCAAATCCGCTTTCGTAGAGACCGCGTTTGGCCTGCGTTGCTATGCCGCTGACGTGTTTTTTGGCCTCTAATTCATAACAGAGTTTGGTGAGATCTTGGACCCAATGGTCATGATCAGACCATTGGAAATCGTAGAACATCACGGGCCACAATGCTATGGGTTGCATGGTGATATTTACGGCCAAACAAAAACCCCGGAGAAGTTCCGGGGTTTGTGTTCACATGCTAATGGATTAGTTTGTGAATGTTGCTGTTGCGGCTGTGGTCACTGCGTAACCAAGAGCTGCTGTCAATGCTACGTCAAGATCGCCACCGTTGGTAAAATCCCAAGCGCCAGTGGGGTAGATCGCCAAGCCCAGCGTGTCTGTGTTGCCACCAACTTCGGTGAACTCATAGATAGCCACTGTGGCTTTTTGCTGGATGGTTTCCATTGCTGTCAGGATGTCAGCGTTGGCAGGTGTAGCGATACCAGTGAATGTCACTGTACCGAAGTCCAGTTTAGGACCTTGTACGTTGACTGAAGCACCGGATGTAACAGCATTGATCGCTGTAAAGGTATAGGACGGTGTGTCCTGGTTCATTACTGGCTTAAAATCACCAGATGTGCGTGTTACTGTTGCCATGATATTTCTCCTAATGTTTGGCCTTTGGCGGGCCTACTTTTATTTACCAGATTGGATAAAAATGGTATCTGCTATGCTAATTCTGGATTGTTTTTAGCGAAGTTAGCTGCTGAAAATCGCATGCGATCCACGAACTTCATGCCCTGTCCGACATAGCCTTCATGCCCAGGCTCGTCGTTCACCGAGGCCTGCACGTCTTGTCCTTGGGCATCTAACTGACGTACCAGTTCGTTTTTGAGGCTGCTGATATCCAAGAATGCCTGGAACACAGCAGCCATGGCCTGTTTGTTTTCTGTGGCCCATTGGAATATGCGTGGGGCCTTGGCCGGAGCCTGGCGTTTGACCCACTCGCCAAACCCCTGGATGAGATTGTCATAGGATCCTGAACGCACGCGGCTGTTGATGTATTGTTTTATCAGCGCAGGCAGGTCTGTGATCTTGCGAGCCCGTAGTTCGGCCGGATTGAACAGTTGGTCTATGGCAGCACCGTAGCTCGAAATTATGCGTTGCACGTCTTTGATTGTGCGATCATTGAGACGTATCTGCCCGGTTTCTTTAAGGCTGGGATCCAGGATCAACAGTCCCGGCACGTCAGCCAACTGTGTGGCCTTGATGGGTGTGGCTGGAGCACCAGGAGCAGCCAACTGGGTATGAACCACTATGCCCACTTCACTGTTGCCAATTTTTTGCCCCAGGGCCGAATCTACTGGCACACGATATTTCACGGTGTTGGGTTGGAACTCATAGGCATCATTCTTTATCTCAGGCTGTGATGCATACAACAAATCACCTTGCAC